ATCAGCGACAGTGTGAAAGGAACTTCCCCGGATCGGATAACCGGCACTGATGTCATGGCGGCTATCGGCACCACCAGCAGCCGCGCGCGGTTCGGCCTGGCTGCCTTCTTCGGTAAAGCGGGGATCAGCAAGACGGATGAGCAACTGGCGGTTCAGGCGCTGGCGCGTCACGCGATGGACGTTGCACCGAAAAATGTGCGCAAAGCCGCTGGTGGTGAATTTGGCTGGAGCATGCTGGTACTGGCGCAGTTTGCCTTTGCGGAATACTCCCGCTCTGCTGCCACCAGCGTGACATGTCACACCTGCAACGGGACAGGGCTTATTGAAGGGTGTGAGGACGTGGTTAAGTATCCCGGACTCTATAACATCGATGGTGATGAGATTGTTGCGCCAAAAATTGAACGTGAACAGGTTAAACGTCTCTGTACCGCCTGTAACGGTAAGGGGAAACTGGAAGCCCGCTGCCGTTGTGGTGGAAAAGGTGAGGTGCTCGACCGCATCGCGACAAAAGAACGTGGGGTGCCGGTGTTCAAAACCTGTGAGCGTTGCTCTGGAAACGGTTTTTCATCGGTACCCTCTACGGCTGTACATAAAGCGATTCTCAGGCGCTTGCCTGATCTGCATGTAAGGACATGGACGCGCAACTGGAAGCCGTTTCTTGAGTCGCTGGTGGACATTTGTTACCAGGAAGAGCGCAAGGCTGATGCTGCTTTTCAGAAAGCGACCAGTTTTAATGATGATGCGAACAAATTTTAGTATTTTCACGACATAGGACTTGATTTTGTCCGAAGTTGTCCTGTATGCTTCTAATCATGGATACGTACATCCAAATGAAACTGATTATGAACCCTGCCATCTGGCGGGGTTTTTGCGTTTTGTGCTGTAGGGCTTTGTCGGCAACGTGGAAAGTGCTGCTAATGTTGCCTTAATGCAGGCTTTGAGATTATTCTAATTGCTATCAGAATATTAGACATTCTCTATCAAGGATGAGCTATGTATGCCCTGGCATTAATTTTCACACTTACCACTACTGATGTCACCCCAGAGGTCATTGGTGTTTTCAAAACCCTTCCACAGTGTGAAGCGGCCTCTGAAACGCAGTCATCAAGAACGCAATGCTTTTTCATCGATCCAGAAAAAGGTTTGGTTGATATAGAAAACCACAACACTAGTGGCGCATATAAAGAAGCAATAACGACTGGCTAAAATAACACCAGGTAAAAGTAGACATTAACCACATACAGGCTGCCATTCGGCGGCCTTTTTCATATTCAGGCTCACGGGAATCAATCACTACGTGCTTTGTTGAAAATCCAGCCCGCAGAGCCTGACCCTTTCAAACACAGCGCCATCCGAACTATCGGAGGTGAGGCCTATGAAAATGAATGACAAAAACCCTGAATTCTGGGCTGCGGTTTTGACCGGACTCAAAAATGCGTGGCCCCAGATTCTGGGGGCGTCAATGGCCGGACTCATTGCCTACGGTCGACTGATATACGACGGTGTCACCCGTAAGAATAAATGGCTCGAGGGCGTCCTTTGTGGCGCTCTCTCTTTATGTATCACCAGTGCGCTTGATGTTGTCGGACTTCCGGTATCGATATCCCCCTTTGTTGGTGGCGTGATTGGATTCGTCGGCGTGGACAAACTGCGCGAGATCGCTATAAGCGCACTCAGAAAACGGGCAGGGGTGAACGATGACAATCAGCAATGAACCGCGCTGGCTGGTGGAAGGCCGTAAATACATTGGGCAGATGGAAATTAAAGGTCCGCGCCATAATCCGTTAATCCTCCAGTTCTGGAAGGACATTAAACGAGGTGGAATTAAAGATGATGAAACGCCCTGGTGTGCCGCTTACGTCGGGTCGATGCTTGAGCGCGTCGGCATCAAATCAACCCGTTTCGAGTCAGCAAAATCCTATCTCAACTGGGGCGTCGAACTTCGCGAGCCAGCTTATGGCTGTGTGGTGGTATTCAGTCGCGACGGCGGCGGCCATGTCGGATTTGTGGTCGGGCAGCACCAGAACGGTGACCTGATGGTTCTGGGCGGTAACCAGTCCGACGCCATCAATATTCGTGCATTCTCACGTTCCCGCGTGACAGGTTATCGTTGGCCGGTTAACGAGCCCAAGGATAGCCGCCTGTTACCGTTGATGAATGGCACCAGTTCGGTGAAAGAATCATGATTGAAGCTCTACTGGTTTCACTGAAAACGTCATGGCGCTGGTGGCTGGCAATTATCGCGGTGGTTATTGTCGTTGGCGCTGTCGCTATTCTCGGTGTTCTGCTGGCAAACAACCGGGCTGACCTGAGCACAGCGCAAAGCGATAAGCGCGTTCTGGAGCATGATAACGCGCTACAGGGTCAGGTTATCGCGGCGCAGGCTTTCAACTTCAACCGCTTCAATCAGGTGGCTGAGAATGCCAGCCGCCTTAATTCGTTGATCGATGCAGGTACCGAAAAGACTGTCATCGAATACCGGGAGATTCTTCGACGTGAAAAAACCTGTGATCTGCCTGTTCCTGATGATGTTGCTGGTGGGCTGCTCGAATACGCGAACCGTTTACGTACCGGGGCAATGCACACCGATTCCGGGGACGTTGACACAGCCAGTGATAACGCCACTACCACCGGCGCGCTGACGTATTGCCAGGCCGTTCTCTGGATTAAGCCGCTGCTGGCCACCATCGAAAAAGCGAATAACCAACTGGCTGGCATACGTCAAATAGAGCAGGAACGGCAATAGCATTACAGAAGCTCTTCATTGAGGGGCTTCGATAATGTTTTTTGAATGAGGATTGTTCAATATGGCATCGATAAAAGAATCCACTGATGCCAATGGACAATCAAAATATTACGTCCACTGGAAGGATGAGAAATCCGGTCATGGACGCCGCCGTATTTTTAAGAATATTGATGATGCCGCACATCTTTTCTGGCAAAAACAGAATATTGAACTGGATTGTCGAACTGCCGACTGGCGCGGAATAGACCATTCATGGACTTTTCAGAAACTGTTGATGTTTTTCCTGGGGTATCAGGTCAATAAGCTGGAAAAAAATATCATTCGTCCGTCGACTTACGCGAAATGTCGTCACGACCTTCTGGCCGTACAGGGATCGATACTAAAAGAGAATATCTTGCGTATCAGTAGCAGGGATATCACGGATTCAGTCCGCCTAGGCTGCCACCGCTGGATCCGTTCGGCATTCTTCTACCTGGAGGAAAAACGGCTCATTACGTTTAATCCGGTGGATCGTCCCGCTCGTCGACACCGCAGGCCGATTACCATTCCTTCAAGAGAGACAGTGCGGAAGTTGCTCGATACGGCACCGCGACGGGAACGTATTGCATGCTGGCTGGGGATTTGCGGCCTGCGCCTCGGTGAAGTGCTGGCGGTGACTTACGAGGATATATCGCCCGAGATAATTCAGATTCGGAGGCATATCGTCAACGGTGTGATCCGTGAAGGTCTTAAACGCGGTGTGGAACGACAGGTCAGAATGCCGAAAGAACTTTTATCCTTGCTGGATGTGGAATTGTTCGGAACGTCTCAGCCGCTGGTTGCGAATAGCTTTACCGGCGCGCCACTGTCCATCAACTATGGAACACAGGGTGTGCTGCAAAAAACACTGGCAACTCATGGCATCAGAAAATTTCATCACCTTCGACATTTTGCCGTATCGCGACTGGCCGCCAGAGGGGTTGATATCACGCATGTTTCCCGTCTTATCGGACATGTGAACATCAAAACCACCATTGACGTTTACGGGCATCTGTTTTGCGCGCCGGTAGACATGGATCTGGACTGAGTTAGCCAGATAATGGAAATGATAGTGTGATCCACTATCTCCCCATTCTGTGCGGCATCAGGGCATCAAATCGCAGTTTTCCCGAAAAATGGATAACTCCGCATTTTTTGAGGTTTTTAATTCCTGACTTAACAAAAGTGCGGAGAAATGAGGATTGATGCGTCTCGCAGACCGATGAAGTGCGGAATTATCCTGCTCTCCAGGCCGCATTCCACCGTAAAATTATTCCGCACGCAAAATGCGGAAAAATGAACTTGAACAAAATATAAACAGCAACCGATTTCAGGTAAGCGTATGGCCCGAAAAAATAGTTTTAAGAAGGCCTACGTCAGTACCGTTCTTGACATGGCTTTAGCTCGTAACAAGATTTCAAATCGGATGGTTGCCCAGCGGCTGGAAATTGACGAGGCGACGATCCGCAACTGGCGTAAGGAGCATGCCGACTTTAATCGTGCTTTCACTGAGGCCCGCGAGGTTCTCATGGAAAAGATTAATAACGTTGCAGGTAAGAGCCTCGATGTCCGGAAGCGAAAGGTGGTTACAACATCCCCTGATGGCATGAAGACGACCGTAGAGGATGTACTACCGACGCATAATGACGTGGCCGTGTTCGCTAAAGCCCTGGGGCTTGGACGTAGCGTGTATGGAGATGAGGTGCGCCTTCGTGATGTTCTCCGGGACGTGATGAAACGTAAGATCGCCGGGGAATACACTGCTTTGCAGGCAGCTCAATTGCTGGAGGTCGAGGGGATAAAGGTTCCGGACACCCTGATGCTTGAAATCGATTCACCGAAAAAAATCGAAGTATCCCTGGCGGGAAACAATACGAACAAACCGGAAACGACGAACCTCACCCCGCAGGAAGCGGCAGACGTCTATAAAAACATCCTGGGCTAAAAATGCAAAAACAGGCGTTTCGAACCGAAAATACGCTATGCACTTTTTGACCCGTTTTATGCACATTTTATTCATCCCGATTTAGCCACTTTTTTGTTCAAAACAGAGGCTTCACGCTGTTTGCTCGATGAGGGCTGTTACGCCAGTTCGGGTAACGACCATTATGTTAAATCGGGGCATTTTTAAGGAATTTATCTGTGCCGATCCCATTCCCCTTCGATTTCAAAAAACCTGACTATACGCAGGTTTTCGAGTGGCGTATGGAGCGTCTGCAACGCATTCGCCAGAACCCGGAGGTGCTTCCGGCGCTCCGCCAGTTTTACCGCGATAATCCGGCTCAGTTCATTATTGACTGGGGCATGACCACAGACCCGCGCAATCTCGACTACGGGCTTCCGGTATCCATACCGTTTTTACTGTTCCCGAAACAGGAGGAGTGGATCCACTGGATAATGGACCGCCGTAAGCAGATGGAGAACGGCATTACGGAGAAAAGCCGCGAGATGGGGCTTAGTTGGACCTCCATCGGCCTGGCCTGTTCGCTTTGCCTGTTTAACCGGGAAATGGTTATTGGGTTTGGCTCCCGTAAAGAAGAGTACGTGGACAGTTCAGGCAGCCCGAAAGCGTTGTTCTGGAAGGCACGGAAATTTGTTGAACTGTTGCCGGTGGAATTTCGCGGTAGCTGGAATGAGAAAAAACACGCGCCTTACATGCGGATTGCGTTCCCCGACAGCGGCGCCGTAATCACCGGTGAAGCTGGCGACAATATCGGGCGCGGGGACAGGACTACCATGTATTTTGTCGATGAGTCAGCATTCCTGCAGCGCCCGTTACTTATTGATGCGGCGCTTTCCCAGACGACCCGCTGCCGTATAGACCTCTCATCGGTCAACGGCATGAACAACCCGTTCGCCCGCAAGCGGCATGGTGGAAAAATCCCTGTATTCACGTTCCACTGGCGCAGCGACCCGCGCAAGGACGATGAATGGTATCGCAACGAATGCCTGAAAATTGACGATCCGGTCATCGTTGCTCAGGAACTGGACCTGAACTACAGCGCATCCACTGAGGGGATCCTCATTCCTTCTGAATGGGTGCAGGCAGCCGTCGACGCACATATCAAACTGGGTATTCAGCCCAGCGGCCAGCGCCTCGGCGCAATGGATATCGCCGATGAGGGGAAAGACAAAAACGGTTTTTCTTCCCGTTATGGCTTCCTCCTGCAGAACGTCCACGAATGGTCTGGCGAGGGGAGTGATATCTACGCTTCTGTCGTTAAATCCTTTGGGTACTGTGACGATTACGGTCTCGATGAATTCCGTTTCGATGAGGACGGGCTGGGCGCCGGTGCGCGTGGTGATGCCCGTGTGATAAACGAGCTCAGGCAGGCTGAAGGCCGGGGAACGATAACGGCCACACCTTTCCGTGGTAGCGGTAGCGTATTCGATCCGGAAGATGAAGCCGTTCCAGGTGATAACGGTAAAGCGGCGCGCCTGAATAAAGACTTCTTCGCGAACGCGAAAGCACAGAGCTGGTGGCATCTTCGCAAGCTGTTTCGTAACACCTTCCGCGCGCTGAACGGGATGGATTATGACCCTGACGAAATAATTTCGATAAGCAGCGAAATCGAGAATAAAGACCGACTGCTGATTGAGCTTTCACAGCCTACCTGGTCGAAAAACGCCGTCGGTAAAATCCTCGTGGATAAACAACCGGAAGGAACGAAGTCACCAAACCTCGCTGACGCCGTAATGATTAATTACGCGCCGATGGATTCCTCTCTTGATACTTGGGCCAAACTGGCCGGAGCGTGACATGTCCCGTAAGAAACGCCAGAACGGCGCACAAAAGCCCGTTGCGACAGCTGACGGGTACAACAATTTCACGGCCAAACTTGGCAGCGATACCAGAAACATTCAGACGGGCGGAATGTACATGCCCGGCTACATCAGCCGAAACAGGGTGATGCTGGAGTTTGCATATCGTTCATCATTCCTCGTAGGAGCTGGTGTAGATGCGATGGCTGATGATATGACCCGCAAGGGGATTAACATCAGCTCAAAGCTGAAGCCCGGCCAAAAGGGCAAGCTCGAAACCTTCTGGGATGAGCTAGCTATATGGGATGGGCTTAACGATAACCTTAAATGGTCACGGTTGTACGGTGGCTCGTTGCTGGTGGTCCTGATTGAAGGACAGGATATGTCTTCCCCTTTGAAGCTGGATCGCATCAAAGAGGGACAGTTTAAAGGTGTGATTAGCCTGGACCGATGGATGGTTAACCCGAGCTATTACGACCTTGTTACTGAATACGGTCCTGAATTCGGCAAGCCAAAATATTACAAGGTGATCACTAATCAGCAGGGTATTCCTCCCTGGAAGATTCACCACTCACGCCTGATTCGCATGGAGGGCGATACGCTACCATTCCAGCAGGCCCAGACGGAAAACGGTTGGGGGATGTCTGTTGTGGAGCGCATTTTCGAGCGTATCGAGGCGTTTGATACTGCGACGGTCGGCACCACTCAGCTGATCCACAAAGCACATCTGCGCACATACAGCATCGAAAAACTACGCGATATCCTGACTAAGGGGGGTGACCTTGAAAAAGGGTTTATGAAACACATGGATATGATCCGTGAGTTTCAGACTATCGAAGGAATGACCCTTATGGATTCCAGAGATACGTTCCAGACCCACAGCTACACGTTCGCGGGTATCGCGGATGTCCTTCTGCGCTTTGCTGAGCAGGTTTCCGGCGCGACGGGAATTCCTCTCGTCCGTCTGTTCGGGCAGTCCCCAGCAGGTTTCAACACTGGCGACGGCGATCTGGAAAACTACTACAGCCGGGTTAACTCGCTGCAGGAGAGACGCTTACGCCGACATATCCGCTGGCTGCTCGATATCTCCTGGCGTTCTCTGTTCGGTGAACCACTACCTGACGATTTCACTTTCGAGTTTAACAAGCTCTGGGAGATGTCAGACGTGGACCGCGCAACGATGGCGAACAATGTGGTTACTGCACTCGGTACCGCTGTTCGTGACCTTGGGATGCCACCTGCAGCAGCGCTTAACGACCTCAGGAACATTTCTGATGTGATTGGCATCGGTGGTTCTATCACTGACGAGGACATAGAAGATGCGAAGGCCCAGTGGGAGGAGGATGAACCTGAAACCATCCCTCCGCCGCCGTTCGGAGATCCAGTATCGAAAAAGCCTGCTGGCGATAGCAAACCAGATAGGGCAGATCGTCGATGGTACTTACGATGGTTCACAGGCCAGCGCTGACAGCATTTCGAAAACGCTGGTGGACTATTCCGAGGTAATCAGCGACTGGGCAGAGCAGGTCGGCCGAAGGATGTTTGCCCAGGTCGAGCAGGAAGAATGGAATCTGTGGAAATCGGTATCAGAGGAAATCGGCGCTGGTCTGCGCGATGTGGTGGGTAATACCCCCGTCGGGCAGGTGGCGCAGGATATCGTATACCGCCAGATTCAGCTGATGAAGTCCCTGCCGCTGGAAGCAGCCGATCGCGTGATGGACATACAACAGCGCGCAATGCAGGCGGTTATCACTGGTGAACGTCCGGATGAGCTCTACGAGATGATCATGGCCTCCAGTGACGTGGCCGCCAGCAGGGCGCAGCTGATTGCCCGTACAGAGATTGGACGAGCTACCGGCGCGCTGACGCAGGCCAGAGCCCTTTCGGTTGGCTCAGAGGGCTACTGGTGGCGTATCGAGGGGGCCGGAACGCGCGATTCTCACCGCAAGATGAAAGATAAATTTGTGCGCTGGGATAACCCGCCGACGCTGGACGGTATGACCGGACACGCCGGTTGTTTGCCGAACTGCAAATGCTGGCCTGAAGTACAGATTCCTGCGCCGAGAAAATGAAAAATACGGCTTTCAGCAATCATTTCATGCGAACTGCAATACCCGCGAAATGTTATGAAAATGTTGTATTCAAAAAGACCGATTTTCAGCCCAGTTTATCGCTACTTTTACGGCTTAAAGGGGACATTTTAATCGAGTCCATTTTCGTCGGTGCGGGTAAGAACCCTTATGTTAAATAGCCCGTTATTTCGAACATTTTTCCCATCTCACAAGGTCGCCTCCGGGCGGCCTTTTTGTTGCCCGTAATCGAGCAGGTAACCCATGAAATATTTCTTCACTACACGCCTGGGCGAAACGCGCTATCTGCAGGCGGACGGCTCGCTGCTGTGTAAAGACGTGCCGATCGCACGCACAGGAACGCAGGTCTATTTACCTGAGGAAATCGACCTCGAACCGGACGGCACTGGCACGGTGACCGTCTGGCGAACTGAAGACGAGGTGTTTTCCCCGGAGACGATGGCGAGCTTTGAGGGCGTAGCCGTCACGCTGGGGCATCCTGAGGACAGCCTGGGCAACATCGTTTTCGTGAACCCTTCTAACTTCGCAGAGCTGGCGCACGGACACATTCAGAACGTCCGGCGCGGCACCGGCGATAAATCGGATCTGCTCATTGCTGACGTGTTGATTAAACGGCAGGAAGCAATCGACGCGGTGAATTCTGGCCTAACCGATGTCAGCTGCGGCTATGACGCGCAGTACAAGCAGCTGGCACCCGGTAAGGGCAAGCAATACCAAATCACAGGTAACCACCTCGCTGTCGGCATCGACCGGGGGCGTGCTGGTGGCCGCTGTGCAATCGGGGATTCCATCCCATCAACAACAAAGGAGAAGCCTGTAATGTCATGGCTTAAAAAACTGGCTCAGGCCATTAAGACGAAAGATGAGGATGCGCTGGCAAAACTCATCGACGAAGCGCCGGATATGCCGTCTGATGGCATGCCTTCAATCCCCGGTTCCTCTATCACCATCAACATTCCTTCACAGGCCACCGCCTTACCTGAAGGCAATCGCACCACCACCACGGACGAAGGCGATCCGAACAAAGACAAAACTGGCACGGGCGATGAAGAAATTCCGGCCTGGGCGAAAGCGTTGCTGGTTCGTCTGGAAAAGCTGGAGGGTAAAACCACCGATGGCGATCCGGACCCGGGCAACATGACCACCGACGAAGACGAAGACGAAAACCGCAAAGTGACGGGTGACGCAGCCTTTAAGCGCAATCTGATCGCCGATGCGGAAATTATCTGCCCTGGCTTCCAGCCTGCTGGCGATAAGAGCCTGAAACGTCAGGTGTTGAATCACGCAATGCGCACCGGTGACAGCCTGAAATCGTTCGGCGTGGATGATTTTTACAAAGCGCCAAAGGCCACGGTCGACGCGGTGTTTACTGCGGCTGTGGCGCTGCATAAGGCGAAAAATCAGCTGACCCCGCTGAATAACATCACCCGCACCACGGACAGCGGAATCAGCACTAAACACCTTTCCCCGGCAGAACTGAACAAGGTCAACGCCGAATTCTGGGCAAAAAACAAATAAGGTAAATCATCATGGCAGGTACTGCATATTTAACGCGCATGCCCCTGGGCATTGCCGGGGGCGTTACCCGTCCTCGTGATCTCACCATCGAGCCGGTTAGCCTGGATCACACGAAGCAGTTCGCGTCCTACGGGCTGCCAGGTAAATACGTGAACGATAAATTCGTTCCGCTGGAGTCTGGCGACACCATCAGCAAAGTGAAAGGGATTCTGGTTCGTCCGTTCCCGATCACCTCTGCTCTGGACCTTGCTTACATCGGTGTGACGGCTAATCAGGTTGGTGACAACCTGAAACGCGGTTACATCTGCGTAACTGCTACTGCAGGCAACGCGGCGACCGCGAAAAAAGGCGATCCGGTTTACGTTCGCGTGGCTGGTGGCACCACTCAAAGCCCGGTTGGCTCCTTTGTGCTGTCTCCGGACTCTACCGCATCAAATACACCTCAGCTGCCAAATGCAGAGGTCATGGGGCCGGGTGAAGCCGACGGCCGTATTGAAATCGCTTATAACATCTGAGGGAATAATTAATGTTTACAATTGACAGAGCGACCATCGACTCCACCGGCGCGTTTCTGGTCGGCGAACTGGAGCGCATGGATCAGACGCTGAACATGCCTTTAGTGTCCTACAAATGGTCACGCGACATGCCGCTGCGCAGCGATATTTCTATCGCTGATGAAGTGTCATCCTTCACTAATACCGATTTTGTTGGCGTTGGTGGTCCAAACCCTAACGGTAAAAACTGGATCGGTAAAAAAGCTACTGCCATTCCTGGTATCGAACTCGATATTCAGCCTACCCGTAACAACCTTACCTTGTGGGGGCAGGAAATCAGCTGGACGGTGCCGGAACTGGCTTCTGCCCAGAAACTGGGCCGTCCGGTTGATGTCCAGAAATACGAAGGCATGAAGCTGAAGTGGAACATGGACACCGACGAACAGGTTTATATCGGTGATAGCGAACTCGACGTTCCTGGCCTGCTGAACCTGCCGGATGTTACCCCTGTCGCTGCAGCTGCAGCATGGACCGCTACTACCGATCCGGATGTGATTGTTCAGGATATCAACCTGGTGCTGTCTGATGGCTGGGTTCGTTCTGGTTATGCGGTCTGCCCGGCGAAAATCGGTCTGGCGCCGGAGCTGTTCGGCCTGCTGGCGAGCAAAAAGGTTTCCTCTGCAGGGAATATCTCTGTGCTGGAATACGTGAAGATTAACACCATCGCGTTCCAGGAAAACGGCACACCACTGGAGATCGTCTCCATGAAGTGGGCCTCCAAGCGTGGCGCTGGTGGCGCGCATCGTATCGTTGCGTATACCCAGGACGAAAAATACGTTCGCTTCCCAATGGTTCCTCTGCTGAACACGCCGCTGGAGTATCGCGGCCTGCAGCAGTTGACCACTTACTACGGCAAGCTGGGCCAGGTGGAAACCCCGTATTCCAATACGATCTCTTACCTGGACGTTCCGGCGTCTTAACCTGAAACAGGCGGGGAAACCCGCCATTTTTATGGAGCAAAAACATGAAATACGTTGTTTCCGGTGGCGCGACTCTCAGCTTTGCCGACGGTTCTAAATTTGAGCTGTCTCAGGGCATCCACGACAGTTCCTCTTTCCCGAAAGAAGTTAAGGACCACTGGGCCTTTAAAGCCTATGCGCGCCCGATTGACGAAGCCGACCTGGCGAACGAGCAGAGCAATGAAGATCTTTCCGCGAGCCTTGTTCTCCTGGCAGAAGAAAATAACACCCTGAAAGCGCAGCTGGCTGAGCATGAAAAAACCATCACCGCGCTGGGGAATGAAAACACAGACCTGAAAGCGCAGCTGGCAGCCGCTCAGGCACCAGCAGGCGGTAAACCTGCCGACAGCACGGACAAAACCGATAACACCGGCGGGGACGCGAAAAATGCCAAAAAACAGCAGGCTTCCGACTAACGAGCAGTTCCGCACCGACTTTCCCGAGTTTGCCGATAAAACCCGCTACCCTGACCCCTCAGTGAATTTCTATCTGGGGCAGGCCGATTCGCTTCTGAATCAGGACGTACAGGGCGATCAGTTCGTCTACCTGGCCGAACTATTCACGGCTCACTATACGGAGCTGCGCGGCCGCACGCTGGCCGCCGCTGCCGCTGGTGGTGTGAACAGCAACGGCGCGGCAGGTGTCGTGTCCTCTAAGTCAGTGGATAAGGTTTCAGTGAGCTATGACGTGTCCGGGGTAATCAATCCGGATGCCGGTTTCTGGAACAGCACCGCCTACGGGCGTGAGTTCTACTGGTGGTGGTCGATGTTCGGCGCTGGTGGCAGGCAGCTGCTATGAAAAGCGGGTTAACGGTTCGTACTGATAACGCCGTGGCTGTCCTGGAATCCCTGCGCCAGTTATCCGGTATGGATGTGCTGGTGGGGATCCCGCAAGACAAGGCCGCGCGCGAAGACTCTCCGATAAGCAACGCGGAACTGGGTTACCTCCACTCAACCGGCGCAACGGTGGAAATTGACGGTGAGACTGTTACGTTACCGCCGAGGCCATTTCTGGATATGGGGATCGAGGATTCAAAACCCCGAACCACAGACAGGCTGAAAGCTGCAGCCGTGGCTGCGCTCGATGGCAAGTCAGACGTGGCAATGCGTGAACTGGACAGCGCCGGACAGATTGCCCGTGACGCTGCAAAAGCCGTTATCGGTGCTGGTGATCGGCTGCATCCTCTTTCTGAGAAAACCCTTGAACGCAGGCGGGCCGAAGGCATTCCCGGTGAAAAGCCGCTGTATGCTCACGGTTACCTGCTGCGCTCCATTAACTACGTCGTGAGGAAAAAATAATGCCCCTTCTCGATGTGAGCGAGGTTCTTCTTGATCCTGACTTCATGGACACCAGTCTGGTTTGTCACCGACAGATTCAGACGGCTGATGAGGATAATTTCGCGACAAATACCCCGCAGGACATTCCGTTTTCCGGAGTGGTGACTGTCGATCGCTCCCTCGAGGCAAAACGTATGGCCGCAGTTCAGAACATCAGCGGCGCGATCCTCATCGTGACACAGTTCAGGCTGACGCAGGGGCAACCCGGAACGGACAGCAGTCCGCGACTGGATGCCGATATCGTGACATACAGCGGGCGTGATTATCGCGTGACATTTGTTGACCCGTACACCCGCTACGGTGCTGGTTTCGTCCAGGCGCATTGTGAGCTGGTGGACTTTGACGGAGGGACGCCAGTTGAGTAACGACAGCACCACGCGCGGATACCTGACGCCTGTCGCTGATGAGCCTGCCTACGATGAGGCGCTGGAAAGGGAAATCAGCCGGTGGATCCGCGGCGTCACCGGGTTACCGGCCAAAGCGGTTTTTCCACGGTGGACTGACCCGCAACCGCAGATCCCGAAGAACGGGAACACATGGTGTGCATTCGGCATCACGACCGTACCGCTTTCCGGCATGCCCGCGAATATCCAGGCGGATGAAAATACCTCTGCTCAGTGGGCATGGGAGAGCGTGACGGTCATTTTATGCTTTTACGGTCCGCAGGGAGCCAGCACGGCGGCGACGTTCAGAGCCGGTCTCTTTGTTGAACAAAACAACACAGAGCTTAACCGCACCGGGTTATCCCTCAGCGATGCCGGAACAATTTATAACCTGCCTGAACTGATTAATAAGCAGTGGGTGAGGCGCTATGACATCACTGTCACGCTGACCCGCAAAACCATCCGCACTTACAACATTAAATCCATCGTTGAACCCAACGTTACGATTTCAACCGGAGATTGATCATGGCGAAAGGCTTGCCTTTAAATCGCGTCACTAATGTTACCGTGACGCTGTCAGCCAGAGCAGCGCAGGGCCGAAATTTTGGCTCAATGCTGATTCTGGGTAACTCGACTGTTATTCCGATTGCCGAACGTCTGCGCCTGTATTCAGCCCCGGATGATATCGGCGATGATTTTGGTGTGGACAGTGAAGAATATAAAGCAGCGGTTATCTGGTTCTCCCAGTCACCGCGTCCGACTCTGCTTTATGTTGGGCGCTGGGTGGAAACCCTCGAAGCCGCGGAAACCGGAGAACCGGAAACCCTGCTGGAAGCGGTGAATGCTCTGCTGGATTACAATTCCTGGTATGGGCTGCATCTCGCCGTCCCTGAGGCCGACTATCCTTCTGACGCGGATATGATTACCGTTTCGGCGGCAGTGGAATCAGCGACCGTTTCCCGCATTCTGGCGATCACCTCTGATGATGCGGATGTTATGAGTACGGTTGTTGAAACGGATCTCGCGTCGAAACTGAAAGCGGCGAAATACAGCCGTTCTTTTATTCAGTACTCCTCTACCAGTCGCTACGCCGCGCTGTCTTCGTTTGGTCGTGCCTTTACGGTCAACTTCAACGGCAGCAACACCACCATCACCCTGAAGTTCAAGCAACTGCCTGGCGTGACCTACGAAACCATCAGTACGTCACAGGCGAATGCTCTGGAAGCGAAGAACTGTAACGTTTACGTGTACTACGAAAACGATACAGCCATTCTTGAACAGGGCGTGATGTGCAATGGTGATTTCTTCGATGAGCGCCACGGCCTTGACTGGTTGCAGAACGCGGTACAGACCGCCGACTACAACACGCTGTACACCAGTACCACGAAGATCCCGCAGACCGACGCAGGGACAACCACCCGTATCGCCAACATTGAGAAGGTGCTCGATGTGGCTGAACGAAACGGCCTGTTTGCGCCTGGCGTCTGGACTGGTGGCCCGATGGGGCAACTCAATACGGGCGATACCCTGACGAAGGGCTATTATACCTGGGCTGACACAGTGGATAACCAGTTGCAGACCGATCGCGAAGCGCGTAAAGGCGTACCGATTCAGGTCGCTGCCAAACTGGCTGGTGCCGTTCATTACGGCGACGTCGCAATCACCGTAGTGCGTTAAGGAGAAAAAATGTCTACGTATTCTTTTCTCGATGTATCGGGCACCCTGGCGGGCCCAACCGGAGCTATCGATCTCGGTTCTGGCTCAGCCAACTCCGAAGAGGGCATCACGGTGTCGATGACTGAAGCCAAAAACACCATGACAATCGGTGCTGACGGCGAAGTGATGCACAGCCTGCATGGCGGCAACAGTGGGACGCTGACTGTCACTCTGTTGAAAACCTCTCCTGTGAACAAAAAACTGTCGCTGATGTATAACGCGCAACGCCTGTCTTCCGGAACATGGGGGAATAACGTGATTGTGGTGCGTAACAAGGTCTCTGGTGACTTCTTCACCGCCCGATCCTGTGCGTTCCAGAAACAGCCTGACTGGAATAACCCTAAAGTCGCCGGAACGGTAGCCTGGGTATTCGACTGCGGCAAAGTTGACGGCCTGCTGGGGGAGTTTTAAGCGATGGAAAAAGAAAACAAAACAGTTTTTATCTGCGGGTATGAGCTGGACGCCAGCATTGCCAGAGATCTCTTTTTCGTGGTGCGTGACACCGTACCACGGGTAGTTGAAGAGATGGTTTTAGCTGGCAAGACAGACAAACAGGTGAAAGATGCAGCAAAAACCACCGCCGAAGCGGTGGTGGATACCTTCATCTGGATATGTCAGTCAAAGGCTAAGACTGCCTCCCCAGCGTGTCCCATATACTCAGGGGATCCTGCGCCTCAGACGCGAGAAGCTCAGTAAATCGGGCCTCCGATTCAATAAGCTTTGCCAGATACGCTTCTTCACTCAGCTTTTCATGCTGGCTGGCAAGGTAATGAAATGCCAGCTCTCTGGCGTTCAGTTTTTCAGACATGTGGACCTCCTCAGTCCCTAAGTGTAGGAACCGAAAGGATATCGCTAAGGCGGTCCACAACCAATCATTCGGAGTAAAGATGGAATTTGAAATTAAAGGTGTTAATTACCGCACGGCGAAACTGGATGTTTTTCAGCAACTTAAGGTCTCCCGTAAGTTACTGCCAATACTGGCCGGAGTGCTGGCAGATTTCGGCAGTGTCCGCGCTATGCTCCCTGCTGGTGGTCTGGAAAACGCGAATCTCGATGCGCTGGCGCCGGTACTTGAAAAAGTCCTGCCTCGTATCGCTGAAGAACTGGCCGCGCTCAGCGAAGATGACACTAACGCGATTATTCATCCCTGCCTTGCGGTTGTGGTGCGTGAGAACGGTAAAGTCTGGGCACCTGTGTTTAACAGTGGTCAGTTGATGTTTGACGATATTGACCTTTTTTCCATGCTGCAACTGGTGGCGCGGGTGGTCGCCGATTCGCTCGGAAATTTTTTGCCCGCACTCCCTATCAGCGAGACGTCGACGGACCCGTCACAGGGCTGATCCTCAACAGCCTGCCTGACGGGCTGTCTTATCTCCTTGACCCGGTTGACGCCGGGTTAATCAAATATAACGCGCTGAAGGATGGATCTGTCGATCTGTGCGATATCGCGCTGATGAATGACCATCTGGCTGTTAAGGCCGACAACCAACGCCGGATTGATAAATGGAGAGAGGCCAATGAACGCGGAGACTATTAAAGATTTCCTCGTATCGCTGGGATTCAGTCTTGATGAGTCCGGGTATCAGAAATTTAATTCTGTGCTGACGGGAGCGACCGCTAACGCGATCAAAATGGGGCTGGCGGTTGAAGGGGCAGCGCTCTCTGTTGTGGCTTTTACCGCGAAAATAGCCTCAGGTCTGGATCAACTCTACCAGGCATCGCAGCGCACCGGTGCCACGGTGCAGGGGATCAAGTCGGTAGGCTACGCTATTTCTCAGGTTGGAGGCAGCGCCGACGCCGCGCGCGGTTCGCTGGAAAGTCTGTCACGTTTTATGCGTAACAATCCAGGCGCTGAGGGATTCCTTAACCGCCTGGGCGTTCAGACGCGTGACGCCAGTGGCAAAATGCGGGATATGTCCACCATCTTTACGGGTGTTGGGCAGAAGCTCAGCAGCATGCCGTACTACCGCGCCAACCAGTATGCGCAAATGCTGGGGATTGATGAAAATACCCTGATGGCAATGCGCAGGGGCGTCGGGCAGTTCAGCGCGCAATACTCAACGATGGCGAAAGCGATCGGCTTCAACGCTAACGAGGCCGCCGTTTCCTCTAACCGCTTTATGACGTCGCTGCGCGCGTTCAGTGAAGCCGCCGGAATGGCGCGCGATAAGATTGGCGCCACACTTGCCGGCGGTCTTGTCGGAAGCATGGATAACCTGCGAAAACAGTTGCTGGATAACTGGCCGCGTATCGAGGCTGTGCTGACGAAAGTCATCAAGGGCATTCTCTGGGCTGGTGATGCCATTACGCGCGTACTCTGGCGCGCTGGTGGTGCCGTCAGTGACATTATCGACTGGTTTAAACGGCTCGATCCGGCAACCCAGCAGTTGATCGCGTTGTTCGGTGCGCTGTTAGTTGCCTGGCGGCTGCTGAATTCCGCGTTTCTTGCATCACCCATTGGCATTGTCATGATGCTGGCGGGCGCACTGATCCTGCTCTATGACGACTATAAAACGTGGAAAGAGGGTGGCGACAGCCTTATCGACTGGGAAAAATGGGCTCCCGGCGTCAACGAAGCGCTGAAAAACATCAAAGAGCTACAGGACAGCATCAGCGGTCTGACAGATTCCCTGTTGAAACTGCTCGGTATTGATCCGAAATCGTGGTCTCTGAAGTGGGATGTTCAGAACTTCATCATGCAGATGGGTGAATTCAGCAAGATGTTGAACCTGATCGCCGACCTGCTGAACGCAATAAATGAGGGGCGATGGAGCGATGCAGTCAGCATCGGTAAGCAACTTCTCAATCAGGGAAGTGGTCAGCCTTCCGCAATGCCGATGGTAACAGACAGTGCCAACAGTGCCGCTGATTGGATTCAAGATAAGTTTGGTGTCGATCCTCGTAATGTTGGTCGGTGGATAAAAGGGAAATTTGGCGATGATGAGCCCGAGCAACTCGGCCAGTCAGTTAAGCGGCCACAGCCAACCAAAGCGGGCTCTGAGCTGCTGGGATGGATGCAGCCGATGCTTACCAGCCTGGAACAGCTCTACCAGCTTCCTGAAGGTTTACTGCGCAGTGTGGCCATTACGGAATCTGGCGGTAATCAGTTCGCAGTTTCAGGCGCTGGCGCTAAAGGTCTGTTTCAGTTTATGGACGGCACTGCGCGTGACATGGGGTTACGAGGGAATGATGTTTTCGACCCCATGAAGTCTGCGCAGGCAGCCGCAAAATATCTTGCTCAGTTGTTGCAGGCAAATGGCGGTGATCTGAGTAAAGCGCTGGCATCTTACAACTGGGGGATCGGCAATGTGCAAAAGCATGGTATGGCCCTTATGCCGCAGGAAACCCGCAATTATATTCCTAAGGTATTGAGCAACATGCCAGCGTACGGCACGAAGGTGAGTCAGAATAACAATTATTACATTTATGGCGGCGGGGATGCTCGTTCTGTTGGTACGGAGGTTGAGCGCCGGCAGCAGTCTGCAAACGCCCAGGTCATGCGTGGTAATCAAACTAAGGTGGGCTAATGGATATTCTTTCTACGCTCTTTCAACAGCAGAGCCGAAAAATAGGGATGATTGTTCCCAGTGTCGTTGTTTCAGAGAAGCACAGCGACACACTGGAGATAACGGAACACCCCGTGGAAGTCGGTGCCGCCGTTGCTGACCACGCCTATAAAAAGCCGTCTGAAGTGGTGATGGAGGTCGGCTTCGCTGGTGGCGGATCGCTGTTGGACTTCGCCAGCAACCTGACCGCTACCGGCTTACTAGGACTGAGTCCGCAGCAAACGTATCAGGAAATACTCGATCTGCAGGCCAGTCGGATTCCATTCGATGTGGTAACCGGTAAACGGCTGTACAGCAACATGCTAATCCGTGCCCTGGAGGTGACGACCGACAGAACGACTGAAAATGTCCTGTCTGCCGTTCTCACTCTGAGGGAGGTTCTCATCTCGCAGACGCAGCAGGTAACCGTTGCGGATAAAACCGATATGAAGGATGGCGTCAGTACGTCGGCGGTGCTCAATACTGGTACCAAAACGACTAAACCGCCTAACACTTCTTTATTGCAAAGTGGCGCGACATTACTGGGGTTTGGCTAATGGCTATTCAGGAAATCCCGCTGACAGCGGATAACCAGCAATTCAGCATCATCCTGGCGGGTACCACCTGGCGGATTAGCATCATCTGGCGCGATCTGTACTGGATTATGGACCTGCAGAACGATAGAGGAGAGGCGGTAATCTCTGGCATACCTCTCGTCACAGGCGTTGATCTGCTGGCGCAGTACGCTTATATGGGGCTGGGATTTAAGCTGGTTGTGGTCTGTGATGACAGTTCACAGGATTATCCGACGAAAACCGACCTTGGCGGCCGCAGTCATTTACTGGTATCAACGGAGTAAACATGTCACAGAACTGGATGCGGCATTTTGAGCTTCAACTCCTGGATGAGAACGGGCAGGGGATTGAGCTCAGCGATTTTAAAGTGACCTTTACGATCGACTGGTTCAACATCAGCAGCGCGTCGCGGGTGGGTACGTTCAAAATCTACAACCCGTCAGCAGATACTGCGAACCGCATCACCGGGCAGGAGTTTTCGAAAGTGCGCCTGATTGCCGGCTATGACGGCATAGCGCCGGATGTGGCTGCCAGTGATGTTGGTGTTGCGCGGGAAGTCGACGCCGACACAGTTGGGCAGAGTGACGGGCGAAACTACGGGCTGATTTTCAGCGGAGAAATTCGCTACTCGGTCACAGGAAAAGACAGCCCCATTGATTCCTACGTACTGATTCAGGCGGCCGATACGGATCTGGCTTTCGCCACTAGCATAACCTCACGGACGCTGGCAGCCGGTTACACGGTCGCTGATGTGAACCGTGCGCTGATGAAAGACTTCGAAGCCAAAGGCGCGACCGAAGGGCTGACGCCTGAAATGCCTGCTACTGTATTCCCCAGAGGTCGGGTGCTGTTCGGCATGACACGGCATCTTATGGATAACGTGGCCGGACAATGTGGCGCAACATGGCAGTTCGTGGATGGCCAGCGGCAGATGGTGGCGAATAACGAGTATGTGCATGATGCGATCGTGCTCAACAGCGCCACCGGGCTGATCGGCATGCCGCAACAGACCATCGGCAACGGCGTCAATGTCCGCGCACTGATAAACCCGAACATCCGGGTTAACGGGCTCATTCATCTGGATCAGGCTTCTGTATTCCGTACCGCGCTGTCGAACAACGATATCGCGATGGCTGGCGGGCAGATTACCGACCAGAACACGGACGGTAATATCACGCTCAGCGGCACCACGGCGCAGCCTGCCAGCATCGCAACGGATGGCGTTTATATTGTGCGCGGGATTATGTACACTGGCGACACAAGGGGCCAGGCGTGGTACATGGATATGATGTGCTTTGCTCGTGGTGCTAGCGATATACCTAGCCAGTCAGCAATGAATCGAGGTGCATGATAGTGATAAGACTTGCAATTGTTGCATCGGTTATTTCTTTTTCTTTAACGTCATGCAGTTGGGATCCTGGGGGATTTAAATCTCAGGAGAAATGGCTATCCCAGCAAAAGGTGGAACAGGTAGAAAATGATAATAAAGTGAAAGAAGATCAAGCGAGTAGACTAACAAAGCAAAAAGAAGATAAAGAACAGTTTGAGTCTTCGCATCCCGAAGTCGCCGTTAATGGTGTTGGAAATGATCTTACGGGAGAAGACGCGAAATCATTGAGAGATGCTTACAATAGAATTCCATTTGTGACTCGCTATCCTGGTACGACCAATCCGCAGCAAATTTACACTTATGTAGGTGACTATAAGCTAAATTTGCAGCTTGTTAACTCATCCGTGCTTACTCAGATCTCCGATTGCAAACGAATTTCAGCGTATGCAGACATTGATATTAATCGTGCCTGCTTTAATCAAATTGCAAAGGATTTGAGTTTATTTGCATCTGTAATTAAAGACGAAAGTATCACCGGGATTGCAAAAAAAGCAGCTTTACGAGATTCAACTTACGGTATCAAAATTGATTTTGGTCACGCAGCCCGTTTAGCAAAAATGCATGCCACTTTATGTCAAAAGCAAGGTGGTAAAGGATATGTAGAAATGTCGACAGTGGCTGTACCTTGCGGTTCTTCAGGTGATGTAATTAATTCCCGAAGCGCTGGTAAGATGGGGCTTATAAACTGACATAATCAAAGTAGTCACATAGAACCCGCCTCTCGGCGGGTTTTTGCTTTCTGGAGTCTACCAAATGGCAGTATCTGACCAGACCCGCAGCGGCGACCTTGCCGAAACATTCAAATCTGAGCGAGAAACCACAAAGAACCATATCCGTGTCGCTTTGCCTGGCATTGTTCAGTCATTCGACCCTGACGCGGTTACGGCGGTTGTGCAGCCTGCTATCCGTTCGGTTGAAATGGATAACGACGGAAACCGCATTACCAAAAATTACCCGCTGCTGGTGGATGTGCCGGTGGTATTTCCGCGCGGCGGGGGATGCACGTTAACGTTCCCGGTCAAAGACGGTGATGAATGCCTGGTGATATTTGCCGATCGCTGCATTGATTTCTGGTGGCAGAACGGAGGGGTGCAGGAGCCCGTTGACGACCGGGTGCATGATTTATCGGATGCCTTCTGTATCGTCGGGCCGCAGTCTCAGGCGCAGAAAATCAGTGGTATCAGCACCAGTGCGGCGCAACTGCGTACTGATGATGGCGCTGCGTTTGTGGAAGTGGCCGCAGGTCATAACATTACGGTTAAAACCCCCGGCGCGCTGACGGCGACAGCAGAAGGAGGAACCACGATCACATCACCCACCATCACGCTTAACGGCAATGTGACAATAAACGGGAATCTATCTCAGGGTATGGGCGAAAGTGGCGGTACCGCGACGATGCTCGGCCCTGTCACGGTGACTAACGATGTGAAAGCTGGTGGTAAGAGCCTGATGACGCATACGCACGGCGGAGTACAGACCGGCGGCGGGAATACAGGAGCGCCTAACTGATGCGATACAGACGTGAAGACGCCGACGGTGAATACACCTTTGGCAGTGGTGATGATACCTGGCTGATTAACTCGCCAGAGGCCGTGGCGCAGGCTGTAAAAACACGGTTCGAATTGTGGTATGGGCAATGGTTCCTCGATACGACAGAGGGAACACCGTGGATTCAGTCCGTACTCGGTAAACAGAAACCCGAAACCTATAATCTGGCGATCCGCAAGCGCATCCTCGAAACGCGGGGCGTAAAATCCATCCTCTCTTTCAATACGACAGTGAACACGACGACGCGCCGCGTCCAGTTCTTCGCTGAAATCGACACCATCTACGGAACAACGACAGTAACCAGCGAGGCATAAATGGCCCTCAATTTGGACACACTCGGCTTATCGGCAACGGTAACCGCTGAGGGAATCAGTGCGCCTGATTACCAGACGATACTTGATACCCTGACGAGCTATTTCCAGCAGATTTATGGCAGCGACGCTTATCTGGAACCGGACAGCAAAGACGGCCAGATGGTGGCGCTGGTGGCACTGGCGATTCACGATGCCAACAACACAGCTATTTCAGTCTATAACTGCTTTTCTCCTGCTACCGGGTACGGTGCAGCGCTAACCAGCAATGTAAAAATTAACGGTATTGCGCGCAAAGGGGCGACGAACTCGACTGTAGATCTGCTGCTTACTGGCACTGCCGGCACGACAATTACAAACGGATCCGTGCGGGACCAGAATAACATTATCTGGAATCTCCCGATGTCTGTGTCAATCAGTGTCGACGGAACGGTACAGGCTACTGCAACGAGCGCTAACAGCGGGGCGATTGCAGCGCTGGCCGGAACTATCACCACCATCAACACGCCTACCCGCGGCTGGACGTCGGTAACGAACCCGACTGCGGCCACTGTAGGCGCACCGGCAGAAACCGACGCAGAGTTGCGCATCCGGCAGGGGCAGAGCGTTGCGCTACCATCGATCACACCGTTTGAAGGTGTCGACGGTGCGATCGCCAATGTTGCTGGCGTGACGCGACACAAGCTCTACGAGAACGATACTGGTGCTGTTGACGCTAACGGTCTTCCACCGCATTCAATTTCAGCCATTGTTGACGGTGGTGACATTACAGAAATCGCCCAGACCATCAGGGGCAGTAAAGGGCAGGGGACGTCAACCTACGGGACCACCTCTGTCACTGTACCGGATACTTACGGGAATCCGCACGTTATCAGCTTTTCCCGGTCGACCGATGTCCCGGTCTACGGGCATATCACGCTGAAAGCCTTCGCGGGTTATACATCTCAAATCGGTGTGCAGATCCAGCAGGCGGTCGCTGATTATATCAACGGGCTGACGATTGGTGATTCAGTGTTGCTGAGCCGCATTTACTCGCCGGCGAACCTTGGCGTAGTCAGTGGTGGCAGTGCGCGCTATTACGACATTCAGGAACTGCTGATCGGCAAATCGGCCGGATCATTAGCGGCGGCAAATATCGATATTGCCTACAACGAATCAGCGTCCTGTAACCCGACAAACATCGCTATCACGGTGACGTCATGAGCAAGTACACCGGGTTAATCACCAACTACCACGCGACGAAGTCCAAATTTTTTGACCATATCGATCTCAGCACTCGACCACTGATTGATATCTCTACCGCCACAAGAGGGCTGGTAAGTGCCTTTGATATCGATACAGCCGTCGGTGTGCAACTCGACATTCTCGGTCTGTGGATCGGACGAAGCCGCATTGTCAGCCAGCCAATCAGTGGAGTTTATTTCAGCCTGGATATTGATGGTCTTGGTTTCGATCAGGGGGTATGGCAGGGGCCGTATGACCCTGATTCAGGTTACACGACCCTGAGTGATGAAACCTACCGAATAATCCTTAAAGCGAAAATTGCAATTAACAACTGCGACGGTCGTAACGACTCGCTCCCGCCAATCCTTGACGCTGCGCTGGAAGGTTCAGGTCTGAAAATGCAGATCGTCGACAACCAGGACATGACCATCAGCATCTGGGTATTCCCGGAGACTGACATTTCAAACGTTTCTCTTGAACTTATTGCGGCCATTCGACAGGGGTATCTGACGGTGAAAGCAGCAGGGGTATGGGGAGGAAGTATAGAAATCCCGGCGGTAGAAACACCGTCAGAAGGTAACCGATTCTTCGGTTTTGACATGGACAATGAATATATCGCCGGATTTGATGACGGCTCATGGGGAGAATTGCTCTAATGCCTATTAACGATTTTAAACCGTTCGCGGCTGGTCCTGGCGCAAACGTAACATCCCAGGCGGACTGGGAAAACCTGCCCGCGCTTTTATCCGGCTTTATGTCTGGTAAGGCGTCCAGTGCGCAAATTAACAAAGCTTTTCGGCAGGTGAGTTTTATCGCTGCTGCACTGGCGCAGTTTGTCAGCGAGAAAACGGATCAGGATGTTCTCGATGACGGGGATTTGCCTGGGTTTGTTGAAAAGCTGACTGCCGGCTTTGCGGCACAATATTTAAGTCGCTCGAATCCGTTTGGTGATATTGCATCAGATGGCGAAGAAGCGATTGCAACGGCTCTCTCAAACCTTCAATTGGGAGAAGCCGCGAAAAGAGATGTCGGCACTGGCGAAAATCAGATACCGG